CATCAACACCACGTATTTCAAGGACGATCTTAAGGCGAAGTTGGAAATCTTACCGACCGATCCCGGCGCGTGGCACATGTGCGCAGATTACCCTGACGATTATGCCCGACACATGACATCGGAATATCGAGACGAAAAAGGCAAGTGGCAATGCCCGAGGCACAAGCCAAACCATCTATGGGATTGCTCGGTGTACCTCCTCGCCGCTGCCGAGATAAGACACCTCAAGACAAAGACGCGGCCCGGGACGTCAATGCCGCGCCATAAAAAAACAGCGGTCAACCCATACACACACGGGGCGGAACCGTTCGCGAGGAAACAATGACAGCAGCACAAATCACCCAGGCCGTGGCACTGGCCCTGGAGACGGCCGCCACCGGCGTGGACTATCGGCCCAAAGAGGGGGCGGTCTGCCCGTGGTGCGGGAAAAAGAAGATCCCGGTTTACTCGACCAAGCCGTGGTCCGGGTCGGTGCGGGTGAGGTACCATCATTGTAATAACCCGGGATGCCTGCTGTACCAGCTGCACACTGGGATTAAATCTTTGCAGGAAAATCAATAGGAGATGGATATCAAGAACATGGCGGTTCGAGTCGCGGGGACCCGCCTACGCGAAACTCGGGAAGCGCGTGGTCTATTGCCGTCCTGATCTGGATACATTTTTTGACAGCCGAAGAATCGAACCCCGCTACATTGATCCCGTTGATATCGCGTAGGCAGATTGTTAAAAAAAACTTGCCAAGCCCCTGGATTCGCGATGATCCAGGGGCTTTTTGTTTGATTTCATTGGATAAAATAAATGTTGAAAAAATGTTGAAAAAATGTTGACAGAATATCAAAGATGCGTACATTAGTAATCAAGGGCAGGGGGCAAGGCCCAAAACCATAACCCAAAGGAGCACGCCATGACACTCACCGCCGAAATGCGCATCAACACAAACAACCACCCGAAGATCGACGAGGCACTCCAGCAGGCAGAGGGAAGGGCGAGAACGAGAAAGATGGACGCCACGGATGTTCAGGGGTTCATCGAGGAAGCAGAGGAACGCCTTGCACAGTTCCTGAGCAAGGGCGATTGGAATGGGGTAAGGATTCGTGTCTCGGTTGGGTTTGGGGGGAAGGTTCCGTCATCGTACAAGGGAACCCCAGAGGCGACATTCGCCATAATCGAGAGAGGATCAACAGCGTGGTTTATGGTAGATGCTGGCCGCGCACCTGCAAGGGGGGCAAATCTGCACGTCGATTTTTTAAATCTCAATACAAAGGCAGATCAAATCCTGCGCAACGTGAGCAAGTCAATATAAAAACCCGCCCGGGGTCAGCACGCCCCGGGCAAACAACGAGGGGGAAAAATGGCCCGCAAGGATCAAAAAACGGTGACGGTAGCCGTCACCGAGGATCAAATGAAAACAATTGAGGCCCGGCTTGACAGCTGGGTCACGTCCAAAACAGCACGGGTCACCGACGACCTGGAGACGTATTGGGCGGTACTACGTATCGGCATGGAGCGGGTCCGGCAGGTTTTGACCAGCGACGAGGCCAAGGTAATCCTGGAGGTCCAGAACGGGGCCGCTGTCCTGGGGCATCCGGCAATCTGGATCAAGGGCGGCCTGGCACTTAATGTCCAGGACGGCATCGAGCTTAACAAGCTGGACGAAAAGTGGGACGTTGACCCCGACGATCTCTTGCGAAAAATCCAGCGCCTCGGGTCCGGCGAGATAGCCGCCCTGTTGGACTGGTGCAGGATGATGTGGGAGCGCTGCGATGACAATGATTATTGGGAAAAGGAGCTGGGGAAGTTCAAGGAGGTTGTGTGAGAGCGATAGGAGAGAAGGCTGCCGCACGCAGTCTGGATGCAGTAAAAATGCGTAACGACGGCATGACCTATAAAGAGATTGGCGCGGCAATGGTAAACGAGCGGACTGGCGAGCTTGGGATATCTGCGACAATGGCTCGTGCGTTGGTCGCCCAAGGCAAGATGATCATTAACGGGGATGTGGCTGTCGGAAAAATAACGGCCTTGCAAGGTGCGTTAAACTGCTTGTCACCTCATCTATCTAGGTATTTTGGTATTGTCCTTGATGACGCGCCGGTGGATAAACAAAAAGAGCTTGTCCGCAAACTATTGACGCAGAACAGCGAAGAAGATGTCTTGAAAATCAAAAACATGGGTCCTGCTCGCCTCGCAGCTATACGCAAGTGGCTGGGCTAGCAATGCAGGGTGACAGCCGGACCAACCCCGCTCTCGGATGAGAGCGGGGTTTTTTGCGCCTAAAATCTGGTAAAGTACCAGCGCTGGTACTTTACCAGGCCGGGGGGCTGGACTTCGGGGCGCGGTTGTGACCTATGATTGTGTGAAACCATTGCAAGACACACATTGGGGAGCACATGGCAACAGTCGCATCACTTACCGCCACACTCGCAAAATATGAGGCCGCACGGGACGCCGTGTTGACGACCGGGCAGTCGTACAGGATCGACGACCGGGAGTTTACCAGGGCGGATCTGGCTTTTTTGGAATCGCAGATCGAGCGGATCGAGCAGAAGATCACGTTTGCCGGGTCTGGCCGTCTGACCTTTGGCCGGGCTATTTTCGGGGGTCGGCGATGAGCAAGCGCGATCTCTGGACCCGGACCATGGCCTCGATCCTCGGGCTGTTCGCACCTGGCGCGGCCATGTCATACATCCGGTCTCGCTCTCAGTACCGGCGGTATGCCGGGGCTTCCGTGACCGGGCACAATCGGCATCGGCCAACCAGGCGATCCGCCGACGCTATCATTGCACGTGACAACGCCATGCTGGTTGCCCGGGCCCGTGATTTGGTCCGTAACAACGCGGTCGTTGCCGGGGCCATCCGCAAGATCGTTGACAACGTGATCCACACCGGCATCCAGCCCCAGGCCCAGGCACGCACGGCCGACGGATCGCCGGATGCCGTCAACGACACCATCGAACAGGTCTGGCGCACATGGTCCAAGGCCAACAAGTTTTTGGATATCCAACGGCTCTGCCTGCGGCACTGGTGGATTGACGGCGAGGTGCTGGTGCATCTCTGGATCGACAAGGCCCGGATCGATCAAGGCATGTGCCCGCTCCGGCTGACCGTGCTCGAGCAGGACATGCTTGATGCCACTGTGGACGGACAGCTGCCATCCGGCAATATCGCCAAACGCGGGATCGAGTTTGACAAAAAAAACGATCCCGTTGCCTATCACATCCTCACCACCCACCCAGGCGACGCTGGCATCACTTCCCTTGGGACCGACACCAAGCGCATCCCTGCCCGGGATATCCTGCATATTTTTGTCCCGGAACGGGCCTCCCAGACACGCGGGGTCTCCATGATGGCCCCGGTCATCCAGGAGATGACCGACCTGTCCGAATACCAGGTCAACGAGCGCATCGCCGCCCGGCTGGCCTCGGCCTTTGGGATTTTTGTCAAATCGAACATGGATCTGGCCGGCGACGCCCTGGGCGGTTTGCCCGGTGACGATCCGTCTGCGGAACCCGAACTCTCCGACTATATCGAACCCGGACGCATCCAGATGCTGCCCTACGGTACCGAGGTGCAGACAGCCAAGTCCGACCGGCCCGGCACCACCTACGAGCCCTATGTCAAGACCTCCCTCAAGGAGGCCAGTGTCGGCTTTGGCCTGCGCTACGGCAATTTTTCGCACGACTACGCGGACAGCTCGTACAGCTCCGAGCGCTCCGCATCCCTGGACGAACGCAGGGGATGGATCGGTCAGCAGCGGGTGATCATCGATCAGCTCTGCGAGCCGGTCATGCGTCGATGGCTCGAGGTGGCCGTGGGGTCCGGTCTGCTGCCCGCGTCCGTGGTCTCGGCCCCGGTCACCTGGCAGACGCCCGGATGGCCCTGGATCGATCCCACCAAGGACGCCAAGGCATCCCAGGTTGAGCTGGCCCTGGGCGTGACCACCCGCCGCAAGATCGCGGCCGCCCGTGGCGACGATTGGGACGAGATCGTCGAGCAGCTGGCCCGGGAACAACTCATTTTACGCGAACACGGCCTGGAGGACAACAATGCCGAAACAGAATGACCAAACAACAAGGGATCTGACCATCCGCGAGGCACGCGCCGCCGCGGCCACTTATGATCCTGAGGCCCGGACCATCAGGGCCATCGCCACCACCGAGGCGCCCACACAGGTGATCGATTGGGACAGGTGGGAGCTGGTGGACGAGATCCTGCGCATGGACGGTCTGCGCATGCCTGGTTCCGGCCAGGTACCGCTCCTGGACAGCCACAACCGATCCCGCGTTGGCGACGTTATCGGATCGGCCAGGGATTTTTCCGCGGCCGAAGTGTCCGGGTACGCGGCCCGCGAATGCACGGTGGTGTTTGCGGATACCGAGGCGGGCCGGGATGCGGAGATCAAATACCGCGACGGACATATCACGGATTTTTCTATCGGATACCGGGTGACTGATGCAACTTACATCCCGGAAAACGAGAAACAGGTCATTGGCGGGGTTGAATATGCAGGCCCTGTCCGGGTCGCTACCAAGTGGGAGCTCAAAGAACTCTCCGCAACGCCCATTGGTGCGGACGAGTACGCCAAGGCCAGAACATACAACCATGGAGACCATACCATGAACAAAGACGCACAGAAAAAGGTAGAGGCTCCGGCCCAGTCCGAGACCCGGACAGAACAGGTCGGCATCGACCCTGCCGAGGCAGAGCGCATCGCCTCCATGGCAGTGGAAACAGAACGCAAACGCATGACGGAGATCCGCGATGCCGTGCGCATGATCGGGCTGGACGGATCAGTTGCCGACGAGCTGATTGCCTCGGGATGCTCCGTCGACGAGGCCCGCGCCCAGGTGCTGACACGGTTTGCGGAAAAAAACCCTCCCTTACAGACACCCAGCGTGGAGGCCGGGAAAACCGAGCGCGACAAGTTCCGCTCCGCTGTTGTTGACGGCCTGTGCGCCCGACACGGTGTGGGCGATCAGTCCAACGAATTTCGGGGCCGGTCCCTGGTGCAGATCGCCGAAGAATCTCTGCGTAGGTCCGGCATCTCTACTACAGGGAAACGCAACCTGGAGATTGCGGGCATGGCCCTGCGCGAGGGGACCAGCGATTTCCCCTACATCCTGGCCAACACCGCCAACAAGGTGATGCAGAAAGCATACACCGAGTACCCCTCCACGTATGAAGCCTGGTGCGGGATCTCCGACGGGTCCGATTTCAAATCCGTGTCCCGGCCCCAGCTCTCCGAGGGCCCGGATCTGCAGCTGATCAACGAGGACGGCGAATACACCATCGGCCATCTCTCTGAGTTTGCCGAATCCAACCAGATCAAGACCTACGGGAAAATGATCCGACTGACCCGGCAGGCTATCATCAATGACGACCGGTCGGCATTTGCCCGCATCCCCAGGTTGTTTGGTGCTGCCTCTGTGCGACGGATCAACGACCTTGTCTATGCCATCCTGATCTCCGGACAGACCATGGCCTACGACTCCACCTCCCTGTTCCACGCCGATCACGGCAACCTGGGCGCTGCCGATCTGGCGACATCTGCCCTGACTGCGGCCCGCGCCGCCATGCGCGTCCAGACAGGACCCGGCGGGCAGACCCTGAATATCATGCCCAAATACCTGATTGTCCCGGCCGCATTGGAGACCACCGCAGAGGTGATCCTGCGCTCGGCCAGTCTGTACGAGAGCGGGGCCAACTCGGGCAACGTGAATGTCTGGCGCAACCAGCTGATCCCAGTGATCGAGCCGCGAATCGACGCCACCGACGCGGACTCCTGGTATCTGGCCGCGGATTCGAACCAGATCGACACCGTCGAAGTCATGTTTTTGGACGGGGTACGGACCCCGTACATGGATGAAGAGGTCGAGTTCAACACCGACGCCCTTGTCATGAAGGCGCGCATCGACGTGGGCGCCCGCGCCCTTGATCACCGCGGACTCTACAAGAGTGCCGGGGCCTAACCAACCGATAACCGGCCCGGACCAGATCCGGGCCGTATCATAGGAGCTTGATATGGCTGACAACTTTGAACAGAAAGGCGCTCGCATGACCTACGCCAACTCAACGGGGTCCAACATCTCCAGCGGCGACCTGGTGCCCGTTGGCGCGACATTCGGCATTGCCGCCACCGACATTGACAACGGCGGTTCCGGCGAGCTGATCATGGAAGGGGTGTTCGAGATCCCTGCCGATGACAGCGCCGCTATCTCCCAGGGCAATCCCGTGTACTACGTGGCATCGACCGGCGAGGCATCCCCTACGGCCGAGGACCAGAAGTACATCGGCATCGCCTGGGCCGCCAAGGCCGAGACCGGGACCACCGTCAAGGTCAAAATCGGTTGCGGGTATCATCCCACGGTTAACGAGGTAGCATAGCCCTACCCTCCCCTAGCAGCCCGGCCGCCATCACGGGGCCGGGCATATAGAAAAATGAGACACTGGATACAGCACAAACTCAATCCCCTGCACGTTTATTGTCGGCTTATGGATATTGGAGTCGGCCAGGCCAGGGCGTGGCGGATCGCCGCGCGATGGGAGCGGGTGTATGGGATGATCTGGGGGGTCGATGGCGAATGAGGAGTTGTGGACGACAATGCACGAGATCCGGGAGCGGACCGTATGCATCGAAACACAATTGGCCGCATATACATCCCAGGTCAGCGAGCGGTGCCAGGTCCGGGCCGAGCGGATCGAAAAAGTTGAAGATCGCCTCGAGCGCTTGGAAAAAAAGGTCTGGTGCATGATCGGGGCGAGCGCGATCTTGTCGTCTCTCGGCACCCAGCTTTTGGCGACGCTCTTGAGGAGCATGGGGAATTGACCATGGCAGACTTCGATCAGGCGTTTGACAGGATGTTGGCCCATGAAGGCGGCCTGCAGCTCTCCAGCGTGGAGATGGACCGGGGCGGCAGAACATTTGCCGGGATCTCGTCCAGGTACTGGCCGGACTGGCCGGGATGGGCACTGGTCAATATCGGGGCCTTTGATGATCCCTCGCTGCTCGAACTGGTCAAGGATTTTTACCGGGACGAGTTCTGGGATGCGATCCAGGGTGACGCACTGTTGGAACAAGAGGTCGCCGAGTCTGTTTTTGATTTTGCCGTCAACGCCGGGATCACGACCGCCATCAAACGTGCCCAGGAAGTCGCGGGCGCGGACATGGACGGTGTTGCCGGGCCGCAGACGATCCGGGCGGTCAATGCCCTGCGCACATCAGATTTTTTGCCCCGGTTCGCCCTGGCAAAGATCCGGCGGTATGTCGGAATTTGTGAAAGCGACACAACGCAAAAGAAGTTTTTACTCGGCTGGATCATCCGCGCACTGGATGGCGTCGAGATAACATGGAGGCAGCATGACTGAGACACAGACGCAACCGACAAAAAAGCCCGATCCCTGGTACCTGTCCAAGCGGACCTACGCGGGCGTGATTATGCTCGTGGCCATGGTCCTGGGCGTTTTTGGCTACGACATTGACCAGGATCTGCAGGCCAACATGACAGACATTTTGTGGACGTTGGCTGGGGGAGTGGCTGGCGCATTGGCCCTCTGGTCCAAGGTCAAAGAGACCAAGGCAACCAAGGCAAACGGAAAATGATCTCCCGGATCATCGAGATATTGCATGTCATTGTCGCGCTCATCCAAAAACTTGTCCGCAAGGCCGAGGCCCGCAGGGACCAGGAAAGCCTGGACCAGCTGTACGATGATCCTGCTGGCTGGTTTGGCGAGCACTTTAATGCTGACGGCAGCCTGCGCGACACGGACATTGCCAACAAAACCACCGAAACCGAAGATCACGATTGAAGCCCGCCCGGACGGCGGGATCTGTCTGGACCGGGAAAATACGATCAGGCTGGGCGCGTACATTCTCAAGCTGGAACAGGGATACAGATAATGGCCGACATCGCTGACCGCGCATACATCTCCGAGATGGGCTATCTGCAGGACTGCCTTGCTGCCGCACACGATGCCGCCGAGGTTGCCGGGGTCAGCCTGACTCACTGCGAGATCTGCGGGGAGCGCATCCCCGAGGCCCGGCGGGTGGCCGTGCCGGGAGTTCGGTTGTGCATTGAATGTCAAGAAGAGTTGGAGAGGGGGTCGTGATGTACGTCGAGCAGGTACGCGCGGATCTTGATTGCATCTATGACGAAATCGGGAATCCGGCCACGTACAACGGGTCTGATGTGGCCATCTGCGCGTGGCGGGCGAACGGGCTGCAGGATGCCGGTGGTTTTGTCCGCGAGACCGCTTCATGCCGGGTCCGGACCGGCGAGGTGGCGGCCGTTAAAAAAGGGTCGGACACGCTGACATACGGCGGGGTTACGTGGCTCGTGGACGACGTGGAGCGCTCGGATGCGTATGAGCATCTGCTGCTGTTGGTGCGGGAATACGCGGGGCAACTATGAATATCGATCTCAAAGAAGACGGCACCGCAGCGGTTATCGCCGATCTGAAAAAAATCGCCGGACCGCTGGGCGAAAAAGCGAGTCAATCAGCCCTCAAGTCCTGCGGCTGGTACATGCAGCAGGCCCTCAAGGACGAAGGCCGTCGCGGATCATCCAGCCGGTGGGGTCGCCTCAATCCGCACACAAAGATCCTCCATCAGACCCACTCGGGCAAGTACATCAAAACCACACGCTGGAAGACCGGCAAGCGCAAGGGCCAGGTGCGTCCCAAGACATCCAGGGCAGGGAAGCCGCTCTCACGGATGGTCAATGCGCCACGGTACGTGGTTACAGGAAACGAGGTTGAAATCGGCTTTGTGGGCAACGCCAGGTCAGCGGCCGGAATGATTTCGTCCATGGCCGTGCCTGCGGGTATCAAGGTGACGCCAAAAATGCGGCGATTCTTTTTTGCCATTGGATTTCCTTTGAAAAAAGAGACTACCTGGCTCTATCGCCGCGCCCGGCCCTGGGTCAGACCTCGCTACGAAAAAGAAAAGGCCGGAATCGGCAAGCGGTACGAGGACAAATTCATCCGCGCCCTGGAGCGCTACGGAGTGAAGTTTGAGTAACCCAACGATCAACACGATTATTGTCGGCCTTGCCGAGGCTATTGGAGCGGACAGCAGCATTGCCGAGTGGGTAGCCGATCATTACGGCGACGACGCCACGCACCACGTACACATCGGCATCGACTACGACCATCCGCCCGTGCCACAGGAAGACGGCCCGATCATCGAGATCGCAACCGGCAAGCGCAGGCGTGATCTGGATACCCGCTGCCAGGTCCACCAGGTGCAGATCGGGACCCTGGTCTATTCGACGGGCTACACGACCGGCACTGACTCAAACGTGCATATCTCCACGGGCGTGGGCTGGGTCAACGATCTGGCCGTGCTGGTGGAGCATGCGGCCATTAAGTATTTCCACGATAACCACATCTTGTGGCACACGTCGGACGGGCTGCCTGATTCATCCGGCGGGAACACATATCGTGCGGTCTGGACGGTGGACGTCTCGGTCCGCGACGTGATCACGTACTAACAACCATGGAGGCGAGTCATGCCTATCTTGAAACGACGCCGGGTGATCCTGGCGAAAACGGAAACAGAATATGGATCGGACGCGACCCCAACAGCCGCCACCGATGCAATGCTGGTCGAGGCGGGATCGTCCCTGTCCGTGGACGCGGATGTCGTCGAACGCAACCCGGTGCGTGCAACCATGTCCCCGCTTGGCCATATCGTGGCCTCGAAGGCTATATCGATATCGGTTACATGGGAATGCAGAGGTTCGGGCACGGCAGGAACCCCGCCCGAGGTGGACGCGCTCCTGCAATCATGCGCGCTTGCGTCGACTGTCGAGGTGGACACCTCTGTGACATACGCGCCCGTATCAACGCCTGCATCCCACAAATCGTGCACCATCTATTGGTACGAGGATGGCCTGCTGCACAAGGCCGTTGGATGTCGCGGCACAGTGTCGATCAATATGGCCGCAAACGGCATCCCGAAAATGGATTTCTCCATGCAGGGGATCTATGTGGCACCTGTTGACGCGACACTGCCCAGCCCGACACTCGGGACAACCATCCCGCCCGTTGTCAATGACGCTGGCATGACCATTGGCAGTTACACGCCCGTAGCCACATCGTTCGAGCTCTCATTGGCCAACCAGGTCGAGAAAAGGATGGATATCAACGCCGCAGACGGCGTGGCCGGGTATACGATTGTTGACCGCAAGCCAACCGGCTCGGTTGATCCGGAGGCAGAACTTTTGGCGACGTTTGACCCATGGACGGCATGGCAGAATGGGACCACGGCCGCACTCTCTGCAACGGCCGGATCGACTGCCGGCAACATTATGACCGTTTCGGTCTCGGCCGCACAGTATCAGACGCCGGGATACAGCGACCGCAACGGGATGCTCACGTATTCGTTGCCGTTCGTGTGCACGGGCGACAATGACGACGAGCTGGACATTGTATTCACCTAATCATCAAGGCCCCGCTCTCGGGCGGGGCCTTTGTGTATGGAGGCAGGAACTTGAGAGACTTAACAGCAACAAAAAACATCATTGAAATCAAAGACGCCATGGCCGGGGTTGTCCATGAGCTCCACTATCGCACCCCCACGACATCAGAGCGGGTCAAGTTTCGGACCCAGCTGTTCGAGCGGCGGGGCAATAAAATCATCAACCGCGCCCTGGCCACCCAGGAGAAGTTTGGGGCACTTATCCTGGAAGGGTTCAAAAAGGGCACGATCTCCGTGGATGGCAAAGCGATTGCGGCTGATCCCGACGATCCGGATTATTACCCGGAATGGAAAGAATTGATGACAAAGGCCGCCCCGGAGCTGCTTGCGGTTGTCGCCCGCGTGGCCTTTGACG